ATCTGTTGAAAGAGAAGGCTCAAATGAGTGGGAAGTCATAGAATTACCTGCAATTATGCCTTCAGGCAAGCCATTATGGCCGCAATTTTGGCAACAATCTGAATTAGACGCACTAAAAGCTGAATTGCCAGTGGCAAAATGGAATGCACAGTACCAACAGGACCCTACATCTGAAGAAGGGGCGTTAATTAAGCGTGAATGGTGGCAGGAATGGGAAGGAAAGGACTTACCACCCTGTGATTCCATCATACAATCGTGGGATACAGCATTTTTAAAGACACAAAGAGCAGATTATAGTGCATGTACTACTTGGGGTATCTTTCACCACCCTGATGATGACGGAAATGAAATACCTAACTTGATTTTGATCGATGCATACAAAGAAAAACTAGAATTTCCAGAATTAAAACGAGCTGCTTATGATAAATACTGGGAATTTGAACCAGATCAAATGATTGTTGAAGCCAAAGCTGCAGGCTCACCCTTGATTTTTGAACTTAGGGCTATGGGAATACCAGTTACAGAGTTTACACCGAGCCGTGGACAGGATAAGATAGCTAGGGTAAATGGTGTTACTGATCTATTTGCAAGTGGTGTGGTTTGGTATCCGCCAACAAGATGGGCAGAAGAAGTTATTGAAGAGTGTGCAGCGTTTCCTGCAGGTGATCATGATGACTTGGTTGACTCAACCACACAAGCACTGTTAAGATTCAGGCAGGGTGGCTGGATAAGAACTACAATGGATGACTGGGATGATGAACCCAAATACAGAAGACCAGTTGAATATTATTAAGGATTAAAACATGGCTATTGAAAAACCTTTGGTTCCATTTACTGACGATGATGATGTTATTGATGAGGATATAACTGTCGAGTTAAAAAATCCTGATAGCTTATCAGCAGAAAACCCAGATTCAGTTTCTATTGAAACAGAAGATGGCGGCATGATAATTGATTTTACTGGTGAACAAGTAGATCAAATAATGGGCGATGAATTTGATAGAAATCTTGCCGAAGAAATAGAAGAAAACGATTTACAGGAAATGGCCAGTGAACTGTTAAGTAGTTTTAACTCAGACAGGCAGTCAAGAAGTGAATGGGCTAAAAGTTATGTTAAGGGACTAGATCTTCTTGGAATGAAGATAGAAGAAAGACAGCAGCCGTGGGCTGGTTCATCAGGTGTGTTTCACCCAATACTCACAGAATCAATAGTTAGATTTCAGGCACAGGCTATGGGAGAGATATATCCTGCTTCTGGGCCAGTGAGAACAAAGATACTAGGTAAATTATCTGTAGAAAAAACAGAACAGGCACTTAGGGTTGAAAACGAAATGAATTATCTACTCACAGAAGAGATGACTGAATATCGTGATGAAACAGAGCAAATGTTATTTAAGCTGCCATTAGCAGGATCAGCATTTAAAAAAGTTTACTACGATCCGATTATGGAAAGACCATGTGCAATGTTTGTCCCAGCTGAAGACTTTGTTGTTTCTTATGGTGCATCTGATCTTATGACATGTGAGAGATACACTCATGTTATGAAAAAATCATATAATGATATTGCAAAGTTGATGAATAATGGATTTTACCGTGACATAAATCTACCAGATCCAGAGCCGGATATGTCAGATATACAGGAAAAATATGACGAATTAGATGGTGAAACAGCCACTATTGAAGATGATGATAGACATACACTCCTCGAAATGCATGTTGATATGGAAATGCCAGAGCCGTTCAATGAAGAAGACGGCATTGCAAGACCATACGTAATTACCATAGATAAATCATCTAGAGAGATTTTATCAATCAGAAGGAATTACTACGAAGATGACACAAAGAAAAAAAAGAGACAGTACTTTGTCCACTACAGGTACCTCCCCGGGTTGGGCTTTTACGGTACAGGACTTATACACCTCATCGGGGGACTTGCCAAAAGCGCAACCTCAATCCTCAGACAGCTTATCGATGCCGGTACGTTGTCGAATCTGCCTGCTGGTCTTAAAGCTAGGGGTCTTCGTATCAAAGGTGATGATTCGCCTCTCATGCCGGGTGAGTTCCGTGACGTTGATGTCCCGGGTGGTGCCATCCGTGATGCTATTACTTTCATTCCTTACAAAGAACCGTCATCGGTATTGTACCAATTACTCGGAAATATCGTTGACGAAGGAAGAAGAATAGGGTCGGTAGCCGATATACAGGTTGGGGACATTAACGCCCAAGCACCCGTAGGAACAACACTTGCATTGATGGAAAGATCTATGAAGGTCATGTCTGGTGTACAAGCTAGACTACATGCAGCATTAAAGAATGAGTTAAGGTTGCTTGCTGCAGTTATCAGAGATTACATGGATGATACATACGCATACGAAATGGAAGGTGAGTTCTCAAGAACAAAAGACTTTGATGATCGCATAGATGTAATACCGGTATCTGATCCCAATGCAGCAACAATGTCACAGAGAGTTATGCAGTATCAAGCTGCTCTACAATTAGCACAACAAGCACCGCAACTTTATGACATGGGCAAGTTACATAGACAGATGCTTGAAGTTCTAGGTATACAAGATGCAAGTTCAATTATTAAATTACCAGAAGACATCAAGCCTTCTGACCCAGTCACAGAAAACATGGCTATGCTTAAGCAAGAGCCAGTAAAAGCATTTAAATATCAAGATCACGAAGCTCATATCAGAGTTCATATGGCAGCAGCCAATGACCCAAAGTTAAAAGAAATTGTTGGGCAGTCACCTTTTGCTGGTGCAATACAGGCAGCTTTATCAGCTCACATAACAGAACATGTAGCATTTCAATATAGAAAAGAGATAGAGAAAAATCTTGGTGTTGCTATGCCTAATGAAGAGAAACCTCTACCAGAAGATGTAGAAGAAGAGTTATCAAGGGTAACTGCAGAAGCGGCAGAAAAATTATTAAAATCAAATAATGCTGAAGCTCAACAACAAGAAGCACAAAGGCAGCAGCAAGATCCACTAACTCAAATACAACAAAGAGAGTTAGTTATAAAAGAACAAGAGCTTATGCATAAGAAACAGATGGATATAGCTAAGTTAGAGCTTGAAGCTCAGAAAGCGATGATGAACAATGAAAATCAAAGTAAAAGATTGGAATCTGAAGACAAGAGAGAGGGTGCGCGTCTTGGTGTTGCCCTTACAAAAACTGCTACAGACGCTGAACTTCAATCTCAAAAGATTAAAAACGAGGCTGTTTCAGAAGGCACGAGGATTGCGATAGACGTAGCAAAAGAATTATCTAATGAGTAGAAATGAAACTGTATACACTTACATTATAAAAAAAGTTCAGGAGGAAATGGATGTTGTCTCTGACTATCTTTCATCCGGTAGACCTAATAATTTCGAGGAATATCAAAGACTTGTCGGAAAGATTGAAGGTTTGTCTATTGCCAAAGAATTGCTGCAAGAAGCCGAAAAAAGATTTATTGAGGATTAGGGGTTCCAATCTTGTCAATACTTGTGTATATTTAAAATAACGTTATTTCAGACGATTGAGTCTGCAAGGTTACGGTGAACCTAAATCACTGCAAAAAGGACCAGAGATGTACTCTGCAGAAAAAGTAGAACTAGACGAAGAAACTACTCGTAAACTACCTGAACCAAAAGGTTACAAATTATTAATAGCAATTCCAAAGTTAGAAGAAAAAACTGCAGGAGGAGTTATTATTCCAGATAAATTAAAAGGCATGGAACAAACCGCATCTATTATAGGATTGGTTATATCTGTAGGAAAAGCTGCATACAAAGATGCAGACAAGTTTCCAGATGGACCTTACTGTAAAGAAGGTGATTTTGTTATATTCAGATCTTATTCTGGGACAAGATTTAAACTTAGAGGTGAAGAATTTAGGTTAATCAATGACGACACTGTAGAAGCAGTAGTTGATGATCCAAGAGAGTATGCGAGGGCGTAATGGAAAATACAGCAGAAAAAATAGAACAAGAAGTTAATTTAAATCCAAATGAAGATGTCGATATTGAAGTTATAGACGACACACCAGAAGAAGATAGAAATAGGCCAAAAAGAGCAGAA